CGACTGAGCCTTGAGAATTCTATTGCATTTGCCATCTTTGTCAATAGAGTGCTCAGTTTCATAGTTTCCATAACTTCGCGCGAGTTTGGTTTTCCGTCTTTTCCTGTCCATGTTTTTGTTATCAACTTGGAACATGTGAAGCCTTTAGATTCCCAGTCAACTGACCAGCCTTGACTATCAAGCATTTTTGTTAAACCAGAAACTTCGTCGTCTTTTTCGGCAGTGACCAATTCACTAATAAGCCTATAGCTGCTTTCTCCAAAGATGTTACCGAATGGGTAATCTTCAATAGCCACATCCAGAACATCATCTAGATGACTTATCTCTTCGTCTGACGCTTCTTGGAGATATCCCCTCCAACTTTCCATTATTAGTTTCATATCTTATCCTACAAATATTTTAAGCGGTACATCACCAATTATATCTTTGGCCTTTTCAGTCATCTCAGCATCTTGTGTCATTAATTTAGGGTAAGTCATTTCATCCAAAACCTTAGTTAATTCTTCAATCAAAGATGTCTGTTCGTCTTTGGCTTGCGATAAAAGATCAGACGCATTGAGTGATATGCTCTCGCCGGGTATAGGAACATTTCCACCGAACTTGCCTCTAACTTGCCCAAGAGTTTCTTTTGATAAAGCCAAAGAATATTTTCTGATCCACTGCTTACCAATAGAATTTATGTTCTCGTACGGAATATTTTGAAAAGGTAAAGTGTTCATGTTATTAACACCTCTAATACCTTCATCGTTTACATCGTCAAATATATCTTCACCAGTAATCGTAAACCTAAACCAAAATTTTTCTGGGGATACATTTGTTGGCATTGGATATAACCTAAGCATGTTATCTATGATTTCATATGAATAGTGAGATGTTCTAGTGTATAGGTGGTCCTCATATGCTGTTGCTTGAAGCTTATTGTGCCATGATGGAATAACTTGAAATGTTGACTCATCAGCGTATTGGCCGTAAGTATGCATGTCACCTACTACATTCAAGCCACCATAGTACCCGTAGAATCTCCACATTTGTTGCGGACTTACGTAATAAACCTGTCTAATTTTAATTCTTTTCGTGCCAACTTTCCCAGCATATAGTACACCCCCAGCATCGGAAGATGAACTCACAATTGCTTGTAAATCATAGTCTTGCTGCTCTGCAACAGTATCAAATGATGCACTGTAGATAGGTGTAGATCCACCTACGACTGCTTCTGTGGAAAACGTGTCTCCAATTCTGAAGGCTGCTTCAAAAGAAAACTTTGGATACTTAAGTGCCTGACCTTCACCGTCAGTTATTTCACCCTTGTGATCAAATGAAGCAGTGGCCTGTCCAAGTGCAGACCCCATGATGTTTTTGGACTGATGTATATTAACGTGGTATGAGTATGTAAGAACCGCATCTTCATAATTAGCATATACGTTTTGTTCTGTAATTTCAATATCTAAGACATCGCCACCTAGTCTTTTAAAAGTATATGCAACTTGCGCAGCTGCCCCAGTTATAAACTCTGCCGATCCTGAGTATACTCCCAACGGTAGTGCTGCTACAACATTGGCAGTCGATCCTGTCTTCGGCAATATAGTTGCAGAAGTTTTAGATACAGGTGTTAAAGTTGGTAATGCCATTCAAAGATCCTCCAATCTTTAATAAGTAGTTTTTGTTTATAGAAAACCCCCGACATGATAGACGAGGGTTAAAGCGGGAGGATCCTAGCTTTATTCTATTCTTTAGGAGATTGTTTTTTAGCCTTGGCTGCTTCTGCTTTTTTCTTAGCGGCAGCTTCTTTTCTTTTCCGTGCTGCTTCGGATTTCTTTTTTGCTTCCAATGCTTCGCGTTCTTTGCGCTCTGCTTCTTCAGCTATACGACGTTCTTCAGCAGCGGC